GCGGCGGGGATGACGGTTTCGCGCCGCTGCCACGAGCGAAACGAGATGTTCCAGCCGGGGAGCCAGCCGGTCATAGCGCGGCCCATGCGGTTTTTGATCTGGTAGTCGATCTCTTTAAGCCGCTTATCGGCGGCGCTGGTCGTGGCCTTCAAGCTGGCGCGCTCGGTGAGAATGGCCGGCAGCTCGTTGTCGCCGCTAAGGTCTTTGTGGCTGCCGTCGTCGAGGTCGGCGACGAGTTCGGCGCTCGGGGCGGCCTGGGGTATTTGGGCGCCGCTGTCCCATGCCGCCCACCACTCGGCGACGGCGGCCAATATGCGGCCCTCCGCGGCCGCGTGGCGCGGCACATCGAAGTAGTGCACCGGATAGGAGGGATTGCAGACCATCACCGCCAGGACGCCCCAGGCGCGCCCGGTGACAATGATTTCGGTCAACGTCTGGAGCACATAGGCGAGCGGCGCCCGGCCGTGCCAGCTATCCCATTGCTGCGGCGAGCAGGTTTTGACCTGGATCAGCCCGTCGTCATTGGCCCAATAATCGGGCGTGCAGCCGAGGCGGTGCTCTGGAAGCCGGTGATAGGTCGTCGCCTTGATCAGCAGCCATTCCGGGCGCTCTTCGCTGATCGCAGCGGCAACCGCCGGCTCCAGGATGCGGCCGCGGCGCATGGCGGGGCTATCTGGTGGGATGTATCCGGCGCCGCCGCCGCCTTCACCATGCATGATGCGCGCGAGGTCGTCGCGCGTCAGGTACGGATGCAGATCAAAGAGCGCGGCGATGCGGCTGGCGGTAATGTCCTTCTCGCGCCAGGTGAGCCAGTCGCCGAGCGATGTTATTTCGCGGACTTCGCGCGCCGGCTCGGTCATGGCGCCGGCCTCCGCGGATCATTGTGAGTCCAAAAACCGCGTTGGACGCATACGGCCCAGATTTCGCGGTAGCACTTAGGGCCGAAATTCGGTAGCCGGTGCAGTTCGGCTCGCGTTAGTGCAGCAACCTCTGAGAGCATGGTCGGAGGTTTCGAGTCTTTGGGCCAATTCCACACTCCGAAACAATTACGGATGCGAACCGCGAGATGGCTGTGTTTGAACGCCTCATAAAGTTCGACGTCGTTTGGCTCGTGCCTCGGTTCTATTATCTGCCGTAGCCGTTTAAGCCCATCGCAACTATGCTCCATCTCCGCGATTAGCTTGTCCAGCATCGGGATCGCCGTGTCCATCTCGCGGACGGGCTCAGTCATGGCGCGGCCCGCTTTTCAGCGACATTTTTGTAAGGGCCGTCTCTGTGCCATTTTATTTTTTCCGATACGGGATTGACGACTAATGGATACGGGGAGTAGCCTTTTATATACGGGGTTGGTACACCCCGTATCCAACGGAGGAAATAATGTCTTATCCTGCTATACGTTCTAGCCAAGAAGACGGTTTGGAATGCTATCTGCTCTCGCTGCGCCCTTCGACATTGTTCGCTTTCCTGCGCCACGATCCGCGTTCGGCGCACTGGAAATCGCTCACGCCATGGTTGCGTGGCATTTACGAAACCAAACAGCGGGAAACCAAGACCGCCCGTATCACCGCCCTTGAGGACTACATTCTCAATCGCGTGATGGACCCTGGGAAGATTGGCGCTTTGCCCCCGATCTCGGTCTTCCAGTTCCAGCCGTTCGACGCCTCCTGTCTGACGTGCGTTAGTGGCGTCAGGTACGAGATCGAGGACAGCGATGCCGAGGTCGAGCGCGTGCTGATTGACGGGCTGGCTCGCGTCACGGCTGCTCAGGCTGTGCGCGAGCGATTGCAGGTCGAGAACCCGCAGGCGTTCGACCATTTCAACAACACGTTCCGCTTTACCGTGGCGTTGTATGTGCCCACAACTGGCCGGCTGTCCCCGGATATTGCGGGGCAGTTGTTCGCCGACTTTAACAGTTATGCGTGGCCGGTCCCGGCCGCGACGACCGTGGCGAACGACATCTACAACCCCTATCGCGCGATTGCACGGAAGGTCGCTGAGTCCGATATTCTGCGACGCTACGGAGGGTTGAAGATCGGTAAGGCGAAGCTCGGGCGGAAGGATGTTAATTTCACGACCGAGGTCACGATGGCGCAATTCTGCAAGATCGTGATTGAGGGCGGGGCAGGGTACGGCAGCCTCAATAAGCCGGTGCCCAACGCCAAGGTTTCCGGTGTCGATCAGGATGCCGTCGCCGCCAAGATTGTAAGCTTCATTAGCGGTCTTGAAGCGGCCATGGGTGCCGACAAGTTCGCCGATACCGGCGCACTGTTTCGCACCGCCCACGGCTTCTATGCGCTGGCGATTCTCTTGCATGACATCGGCGAGGGATTGACGACCCAGGTGCAAGCCGTGCCCGCGCTTGCCGCCATTGATTGGACTTGGAACAACCCGGAGTTTCAGTCCAACATTGGCAGGAATGTTGGGGGCACTGGATGGCGCATGAATACCGGCTCGGCGACGATGTGGTGGCTGGTTCAGTATTGCCGGGCAAAGAGTGGGGTCGCGCTGCCGAACGCTACGGTTGTTCGCGCCGCATAGCAGCACTACCTTTGCGGAGAGAAAGCGGCCGCTAATTCGACCGGAAACGCGGCCGCTTTCTCTTACCTTTAATAGAGGAACACGGACGGTATGCACTGTATAAGTTGTGGGGCGGCTCTGCCGCCCTCTATCACTAAGCCGCGCAAGTTTTGTGATAACGCCTGCCGAAAGACACACAATCGGAAGAACATTCGGGAAGAAGGCAGGAATGAATGGTATAGCCCGCAGAACGTAGTGGATGCCGCTCGGCGGGTTATGGGCGGTATCGATCTCGACCCAGCGAGTTGCTATCACGCTAACGAGGAGATCGTCCGCGCTAGGGGCTACTACACGCGAGCCGACGACGGACTGACGCTGCCATGGCGCGGCCGGGTGTGGCTCAATCCGCCTTACGACACCTTCGCTCCAAAATTCTTTGTTAAATTCTGCGAGGAATACGAAGCCCGCCGCACTCCAATGGGATGCCTCCTCCTTGGCGTGCATCACTTGACGACAAAGTGGTTTCAGCGCGTCGAACAATTTGCCGCGATCTTGTGCTTGCCCGCCGGTCGGCTGAAATTCACCGGACGCCTCGCGCATGGGAATCCACCCATGCACGGCAGCGCGATACTCGGGGTTGGGGTTAACCCGGATCTTTTCCGAAGCGAGTTCGGGGAGATCGGAATCATATTGGAGTTGCAGGCGAGGGAAGCCGCTGCAATAGCGCCTACCCCGCTCGTGCTTGTATCCAATCATCGCTAATCGCGCCCGTATCACCGTCCCTCTCTACAAAACTCGGTGCCGTGCGCCGGGCACCATTTCGGGCCGCACAACTCACGCCGCCTCCCCCTTCGCGACACCTCCCAGCGCCCTTATCCCGTACAGCCCGATCAGCGCCGCCTCTGCGCGGCCGATCGCGGCGGCGCGGGTGCAATAGCCGCGGCGCACCGTCCACAGCCCCACGTCGTCCGGCATGAGCCGCCCGGCGCAGTCGAGCGCCAATGCCTTGTCGGCGCGGATTCCGAAATGGCCTTTCCATCGCACCGGCGCGACGATCTCGTAGGGCCAGCCGTGGCAGGCGGCGATGGCTTTGATGGCCATGTAGCGCTGGCCCATATTGAAGGCGCTGGCGGTGCCCATGCGGCGCGCCCTGTCGCTGCCGGCGTAAGCCGCCTGGCGCTCGATCCAGATGTGGCCGAGCCGCCGGCCGTCGAGCGCGCCGAGGAGATCGACCGCCAGCTCGCGCACGCGCAGCTCGGCACCGCTCATCGGCATGTCGACGATCGCGAGCACGCGGCACGTCTCGGCGTCGAGCAGCGCCACCGCGCCGTCCGCGCCGGGGTCTGCGCCGGCGACGATCACCGCGGCTCTCCGCAAACCTCCAGCGGCTGCGCGCGACGGCGCCGCCGCTCAGCGAGGCCGGGCTGGATGTCAATGGGCCACGGCGCGTTCTCGGGCCACGTCGCGCGGAAATATGTCTCAGCCCGCGCCAAGGTGCGGATATTGGCGCCGCCGCCCTCTGCAAGCCTGACAAAAATGCGGTTGTTGCCGCACGCTCGTCTGCCTAGGGTTGAGAGCGAGACGCCAGTCGCAGTCGCGTAGAGCTGCGCCAGTCTCAAGAGGTCGGCGGGGCTTAGCATGGGGAAACTGTGTGCGTTTTAAAACGCGCTCGCAAGTGAAAAAAAGCGCACTCCCGGCCGTTGCGGTAA